GAGCCATCGGCGGTTATTGCGGCGGCGGTCATCGGCGGGGCTTTGAGTATGCCGCTGTTTCGCCCGCTCTCCGCCGCATCGGCTAGATCGAAATACCCGAGAAAGCCCTGATTGCCGCCCCTGACCTGCTCATTGACGGCTTGCCGCACGGAGTTGTTTGTTCCGGTCGTTTGGTTGGTAAGCGTCACCCAGCTATCGGTCGATGTGCTACGCGGCGTGAGGGTGGCCTCAAACCACCTTAGCGCCGACTTGAGCCCCCTGATCGTCTGGCGATCAGCACGCACTTGGGCGGCTGTGCGCCCGTTGATGACGTCGTTTATGCCGATTTCGATAACGCCGTGGGTGACATAATCCAAATAGGTCGCGCGTTTCGCAGCGCCGCTTGCTGCCCAATTCGACGCCGCTTGGCTACCGCGCGAGAGGTCAAGAACCGGCAGAAATGGGCCAATTGAAGGGGCCAAAATCCCGCCGTAAACCCCGAACCCAGCGGTTCCGCCCGCGTTGCAAGAAAGGCTATCGCCAACAATCGCCACGGATGGGGATCGTGTCGTCGCCAGGATGGCATACGGTCCGAAGTTGGCAACAGCCCCATAAGAGCCGGTCCACACGGTGCCGGTAAGGTCGGCGGCGCTCAACGAGGAATGGTCAAGCAACACCGCACTCGACAAGGCCGACGAATAAGAAATGATGCCAGCGGCGCTTTGCTGATAGGTGTTGATCCAGTATTGCGCGCCCTTGGGGATACTGACTGCGATAGCATCTGACAGCGATTGCGCTACACCATCAGCCATCGACACGGAGTTAGAGCCGCCGAAAGTGACGCGCGTGAATGTGCCAGCCGGATACTCAATGTCAGCGGCGATGGTGCGGACAGCGCCGGGCGAAGCCTCCCCCGTGCTGGTGGTGTAGAAATTGCCATAAACCAGCGTCAGGCTAGTGATGTCGTCGCGCGCAAATTCGGCGCGGCCCGACATCATCGACGTTATGCCCGCGTTGAGGTTGTCTGCGATGCGCGTTCGGCAACCAACGTGGCCGGTGTAAAGCGGCGGGATTTGGCCCCCTGACGAGATTTCGCGAGTCGTGACCATTACGCAGCCTCCATCAGAAACGCGCCGTCGCTGTCGACCAGATACGCGCCGTCAGTGTCGACAAGGAATAGGAAGCCTTGAGGCGGGTTCACCCCCCCACCCGTGTTACGGGCGTGGGGCCTGAGTGACATGGGGCCTAGTGTGAGTGTGCGGAGGAATTGCACTAGGCGCGAGCCTTCAGCGGCAGGCACCGGACCACCGTGCTGGTCGTGGCGAAGGCCTTGATGGCGACGCCCTCGGTCACCGGAATGATCTCGGGTTGATCCGCCACGATCTTTGCGGAGTCAGCGTTGTCGCCCGGCGTCGACGTGCCATCGGTCGTGATGAAACACGCGCCATCGGCGTGAACTCGGACGTACTTGCATCCGGCTGGCGGCACGAGCACATTAACAGCCGACGTCACCGCCGTTCTCGTGCCGTTCTCGTGGTCGAAGATCGGGTCCTGATCTGGCGTATTGACGATGGGTTGGGCGAAGTGGCCGGCTGCCGGCAGCGGATATTTGTCCGTCATTACGCGCGGGCCTTCAGCGGCATGGCGCGGACGACGGCCGAGGACGCGGCGAAGGCCTTGACGATGACGCCTGGCGTGACGGGGAGAACCTCGGGCTGGCCGGCGTAGAGCGGCACGCTGGCGGCGTCGTCGGCGGCGGTCGTGTTATCGGTGCGGATGAAGCAGTCGACGTTGGACGAGAAGCGCGCAAACTTGCAGCCGGCGGGCGGGGTCAGGATCGTGGCGCTGGCCGTGACGGTCGTCTTGGTGCCAGCAGCGTGATCGAAGACCGGGTCCTGATCGGCAGACAGCGATGCGACGACCTTGGCAGTGCCGTCCGCCAGGCGGCCGAAGATGGCCTTCAGGACGGCGATGACAGAGCCCGCGCCGGAGGTCCAGGCGGTGTCAGCCTTCTCGCCGATCACCGCCCTGGCATTGGTTTCGTCCAGCTTCGCGAGGAGCACGGCGCGTTGCGCTGCGTCTTCCATGTGGAATGGCGTGTGCTCGCCGTCCAAATAACGTGTCGCCAACAGACGATCGTCGCCCTCGGAGTCTTTAACGGACAGAGTCATGGTGGCCCTCTAGATTTGAGTGCAGGATACGCGCGCATGGGCGCTGTGATGGGGTTGGTTAGGTGGCCTACTGCGGCTTCCCGGTATTTCCGGTGCCCGGCTGAACCTGGGTGTGGCGATGGTTCTCACCCACGTCGTGGCCGTTGTGGGTGAAGCTGTCACCGGAGACCTCAAGGCCGTTGTTGCCTTTGATCTTGCCACTCGACACGGAGCCGGCGCTGCCGACGACAAAGGTCTGACCGCCTGCGCTCAAGACGATCGTGCCGTTTTGCACCGTGATCGTGGCGTCTCCGAATTTCACGAGGGCGCGCGTATCGTCCAGGCTGAATTTCGCTTCACCAACTTGGGCGTCAAACTTCTGCGCGCCCGTCAGCTTCATGGAGCCTGCCGCCTCGTCGTATTCGATGACGGAGCCGTCCGGGAACTTCTTGCGATAGAGGTCGCCGCGATCCCCAACGGCCGGGTGGTCCTCGTTGTAGATCGAGCCGGGGGTTACGATGCCGTTCTCAAGCTCGCCGCTCTCGGCCAGCACAAGCACAGCCTCGCCGATCCTGAGCGGGTTCCACTCGTCGGATCGCCCGCCGGCCATGGGGAGCCACCCGGTGATGATGTAGTCCTCGGGGTCCTCGGGATCACCGATGCCGACCTTCACGAGCGCCTTGGGATAGTCGGCCTGCACCACACGCCCGGCCTTGGCGATGTTGGCCAGCCGGCGCTCGGCGTCGTTCATCTCGGGGTTGCCGACGTTGCCGTTCAGGGCGTGGTCGCGGGAGGCGAACATTATTCGCAGTCTCCCAGGATGCGGACGCCAGGCCGCCAGCCGAGTTCTTTTGCCGTGGCGACGTCGGGCGAGGACGGCATGAGTGGTCCTGCGTAGCCCGGCACCTCGCCGTCCTCGCCGTTGGCGATGGCGAACACGCACGTCGGGCTGAAGGGGTCATCCGCCTCGGCGCGGTAGGCCTTCCAGTAGCGGACCTCGTAGACCATGAAGATGCCGCCGAGGTAGCGCTCCTTGGAGTCGGTCGCGTAGATGTGGGTCTCGCCGAGTTCGATCTCGGCGGCCGGGAAGCCGGGAATTTCCCACGCCTCGAAAAGGTTCTCGATGGCCTCGGCCATGTCGTCGAGATCATCGTCGAGATCGGACGCGCCGACGAGCACCGCCTCGATCTCGACCGTTAGGGTGCGGCGCTGGCCGCCGTCGTTCCGCGTCACCGGCAGTTCAGGCTTCGCCTCCTGGCGCGCGTAGACCATGATCGCCGGCCCCTCTTCGTGGAGCATGCTCTCAACTTCGAGGGGCGGCGTCATGGTCGCGAAGACGCGGTCCTCCGCGCCGGTGGCGTTGAGGAGCCTGGCCTTGAACGCCTCGCGGATAGCCTTGCGCGGGTGCATGTCAGGCCTTCATGAGTTGGATGGTGGTCGAGCCGAAGCCGTCCGGCTTGACGTCGTGCGCCAGGTAGCTGACGCCATTGATCACCAGTGCCGCCCGGCCATTGCGGACGCCCGGCAGGTCGATCGTGCGCGCGCGGAACGTCGGCTTCTGGCCGGATAGGTCCGCCTGGTTGCTGTAGCCGTTGGCTTGCTTGATGCCGTTCGTGGAGTGCGGCATGTCGAACAGGCCCTCAACGCTAAACGGAGAGCCGTCGTTCGGGGTGATGGTGGCCACCACCCCGAAGTCGTCGGTGTCAAAGAAGATCGCGAGATCGTCGGCGTCTTCAACGGCCATGGGTTTTACTCCTGGCCGGCGTCCTTCAGGGCGAAGGCCGCGTCGACCTCATCGGCAGTGACCTCGTAGCCGAGAACGCTGGCCAGAGGCGCGACCTTGGGCTTGCCAGCGCGAGCGCCGGTCTTGACGAAATCGTCGTCGTCGAGGAGCTCGATGGCCTCGGCGATCTCTTCGAGGCGAGGAGTGGCGGCCTGCGGCTTCTCGGCAGGCTCTTGAACCACTTCAGGCTCGGTTTGCGGCTCCGGCTCTTGAACCGGGGCCACCTCGGCCGCTGGCACAATGACCGGCTCCGGGGCAACGGACAGCTCGGGAGCCGCCGCAAGTTCATCGACGGCGACGGCGACGCCCCTGGCGATCAGTGCCAGGGCCTCGGAGTCGTCGAGTTCGATGTAGGGCAGCGGAGGGGTTGCCCCCTCCGCGCCGTGGATAACTACGCCCTTCCCGCGCACCCTCATCTTATCGAACCGTCAGGCACTTCACGTTGTCGCGCCGATAGGGCACGAGCAACGGAGCCGACTGCATCAGGAATTCCAGCCGCGAGGGGTCGAAGTGTTCCTTCGACTTCACGAAATACTGGCGGGCCTGGAGGCCGGCGGCGAAGTCCTGAATGGCACCGAAGTGGCGAACACCTTCGATCGACGCGCCGCCGATGATGACGTCGTAGTCGCCGATGGTCGACACCGAGGAGCCGGTTTCGGGATCGGTGTAGGTGCCGGTGTAGGTCCAGAAGGACAGGTAGCCCGACCGGCCGCGATAGGTGACGCCGTCGCGGGGCTGAAGGACGTAGCCACGGGCGATTTCGCCCATGGTCAGGTTCTTCAGGGTGTTGTCGAACTGGTCCTTGTGCGGAGCGGTCAGCAGGTCGGCCTTGAACAGCTTCCAGGCTTCCTTGCCGAAGATGACGTCGGTCGGCTGGTAGCCGGTGGCGTCGGACATCTCCTGCGCTTCGGCCTCGACATCGGCGACCGGCGACACGCCCGACTCACCCCAGCGGGCGGTCGAGGTCTTGACGACGGTGTTGTTCGCCCGGCGCTTGAAGTCCAGCACCTTGGTCGGGTAACGCTCGCCCGAGATGGTCAGCGTGCCGGTGCGGAGGATTTGGCCCGCCATGACTTCCATGCGGCCGGAGATCATGTCGATCTGTTCGTTCAGATTGGCCTTGATCGCCTTGTCGATGCGCTGCATCGGCGACAGCGAGCCACCGATCTTCTCGCCCGGCGTGCGCTTGGAGCCCTTCTTCGGGTCGAAGAAGCGCTTGTCCTTCACGTAGGCCGTGCGGAACGAGTCGGTCTCGTAGCCGAGGTCCGTAACGATGCGACCTTCGGCCAGGGGCGAGACGAACGGCGCGATCAGCTTGCGACCGTTGGTCGTGTCGAACATGATCGTCTCGTCGTCGGAGACGATGGTTTCCGGGAAGAACATGTCCACGAGGAACGTGGTCTTGTCCGGCATGTTGTCCACAACCTTGTTGAGGACTTGGGTCGAGTAAACGTCGATGGCCATGGTGTGTGTCGGGCTCCCTTAGCCGATGACGGTTTCGAGATAGATGTTCTTGTCGCGAAGACCATCGGCGATGCTGGCCAGGGTGTGGCTGGCACCGAGGGTCAGGGCAGCGCCGTTGAACTTGCCGGCGATGGCGACGATGGCTTCCTGATCCGACCCCGAATCCGGCACGTCGTGCAGGAGGATGGCATCGGGAACCTGCGAGCCGTCCGAGGCGGCCGACAGCGACAGGATGTACTTGCCGCCGGTCGTGATCTTGCCCAGCAGAGCACCGCGCCCGAGGGCAGCGGCAGCCGAGGAGATGGTCACCTTGCGGGTGATGGTTTCGCGGTCGAACAGCTTGTCCTGGGTGACCGAGCCTTCGCTCGTGAACCCGTCCGCGTGGGAGTTGGAATAGTTGACGGTCATGGTGATGCGGGTTCCCGGTTAGGCGGCAGCGATGCGCGCGGCGATGGCGTCGTCGCTCTCGCCTTCGTCGGCCAGCGAGGCGGCGGCCTGTGCGGCAGCTTCTTCGTCGGTCTTCAGGGCGGCGAGGACGGTAGTGCCGGCTTCCTTGGTCTTCGCGGCGGCCAGGTCGGCCACGGCGAGGGCGAAGGTGGCGACGTCGGTGCCGTCCTCCTTGGCCTTGGCCAAGACGGCGGCGTCAACGGCATGCGCGGAGGCGATGCGATCGAGACCGGCGGTGCGCGTGCGCTCGGCGGCCAGGGCAGCACTCACGGCGTCGCCGATGGCCTTGGAGTTGTCAATGACGGCAGCTTCAGCGGCCGGCTCGGGAGTCTCGCTCATAGTGGTCCTTCCATTGCGAGTTGACGGGGACTTGGCCCCCTTGCGCCCGGCGGAGAGTTCCGCGAGCACAGATTCGAAGCTGCCAAGTTCGTCGGCCAGACCGGCTTTCACCGCATCCTTACCGACAAAGATACCGCCCTTGCCGAAGTTGTTCAGGGCCGTTTCGATGTCTACGCCACGGTTCATCGCGACGGCTTCATAGAAGACGGCGGCCATGGCATCGACTGCACTTTGCAGTTGCTTTGCGCCCGCCTCGGTGCCTGGGTCGGCATTCTTCAGCGGCGACTGCGAGGAGATGAACGTGTAGGTCTTGGCGGTCTTGTCGTTCTCGGGCGGATCACCCTTCATCGCCCACTGCACGCCGATCGAGCCCAGGATCGCCTGGGGGTCGACGACGACGCGGTCTGCGGCGGAGGCCAGCCAGTAGCCGGCGCTTGCGCCCATGCCGCCAACATAGGCCGTGATCGGCTTCTTGCCGCGCGCGGCAGCGACGGCAGCCGCAAGCTCGCCCGTGCCGCTGGCTTCGCCGCCAGGGCTGTCGATGTTGAGCATGATGCCCTTCACCTTCGGATCGTCGAGCGCGGCCTGGAAGTCGGCGCGGATGATCTCGTAGGAGGTCGCGCCGGACATGGCCGTGAAGAGGTTGGCCCGCTTGAAGGTCGCGCCGATCACGTCGATGATCGCCACGCCGTCGCGGACGCGCGCCCGGTCGGTGCCTGCCATGGCCTTCGCGCGGTAGGCCTCGACGGCCTCTGGCGTGGTCGCGTTCTCGCGCGCGGCGATGGTAAGGAGGGTCTGAAGAGAGCCCTCCTCCATCGCCCAGATCGTGTTCAGTGCAGCATCAAGCGCCCGCATTGGAGCCTCCGGTCAGTGCTTCTTTAGGTGGCGGCGGGACCGCAGGCCTGGCCGGTGAGATGTCGGCCTTGGACTTGGTGCGCTGCGCGATCTCGCGACCGCGCTGTTCGTTGTTCCGCCACCAGTCGCCGCCGTTGCGCTTGATCGTCACGGACTCGACGGTCTCGATGCCCATGTCGATATACATCTCGTCGGCCTTCGCCTCTTTCGAGGGGTCGATGCTGATCTGCGCGGGGCCGATCCAACGGCAGCCGAGCCATGCCTGGCGTTTGATGGGGTCTTCGAGGAAGCCGGGCGCGGAGACGATACCGCGCGCCACGCACTCGGTCAGGAACCACTCGTAGACCGGGTCGCACATGTTGTTGGCGAGCCAGGTGCGGCGATCCATGAAGAACTGCCACGCGACTTCGAGGGCCGCGCGCGACGCCGAGTAGCTCGACGAGAAGTGCATGATCAGCACTTCGTAAGGGATGCCGATCGCGATGCCGATCTTCCGCACGATGGCAAGGAAGAAGGGGTCGAAGTTCGGGTTCGGCCGGGTGGCGTTGGCCGTCTCGATGCTCTCGCCCGAGCCGAGTTCGACGATCGAGCCTGGCCCCATCGCGACTTGGTTGGCGGGGAGTTCCTCGGTCGTGGGGATGCCTGCGGCGACGATGTCGCTCTGGCCGCCCTCGCTCTTGATGAACACCGTGAAGAACGACGACACGACGGCGGCCATGAGTTCGGCCTCGGCGTAGCGGTCGAGTTGCTTCAGGTCTTCGATGACTGGGGCCAGCAGCGGCACGCCGCGCGTCAGGCCGACGCGGTCGCGGTCGAAGAGGTGCAGCATCAGCGGAGCGCCGGTCTTGCCGCGCGCGGGGATGCGTGCCCACTCGTCTGGCACGTATGGCTGCGCCAGCGCGCCGTCGCCGGGGTGGCTGTTCTTCAGGTGGTAGGCAATAGCCTCGCCATCCCTGTCGATCTCGACGCCGTCGCGAATGTCTTTGGTGATGTCGGGGCGCAGGGGATCGCAGACGCGATCGGCCTCGATCAGTTGGATGCACAGCGCCAGGAAGGAGGTGCCCTCCTTGTAGCGGCGCAGGGCGAAGACGTCGCCGTTGTCGAAGGTCGACAGGAAGGCGAGGCCCTGAAGCTCGTAGAAGTTCTGCGTGCGTGTGACGTCGCACATCTTGGACTTGGCCCACAGATCGAAGAGGACTTCGATCTCGTCTTCCCACTTCTCGGCGGCATCGTCGGACAGGCCGAGGAACTCGCGCTGAAGTTCGGCCTTCAGCTTGAGGCCGGTGCCAACGACATTGACTTTCGAGGTGTTCCGCGCGCCGCGCGCGATGCCGGCGTTGCGGGCCAGGTCTCGGGTGCGGGCGCGCAGGCCGGAAAGATCGCCGATCGTGTCGGCGTCGGCGCTGCCGGCGGACGGATTCCATGCACGCAGGGACGTCTTGTCGGAGCGAGCGCCCGTGTATTGGCCGGCGGACCACAGACCCATGCGGGCCATGTAGCTAGTCGCTGCGCGCTTGGGGGCGACGACGGCGAGTGCGCGCTCTATGAGATTGGGGGCTGGCAACCTCACAGGGGGATGACCCGGCGGATGCGAATGCCGCCTCCCGATTCCCTAGCGGCGAGCGGCTCAAGCCTGGCGCGCTCGGAATACATGAACTCAGCATCGGCCCGCCAAAGCATGCGGTCGCCGATCTGGTAGCGCTGGCCCTTAGTCAACACGGCCGTGATGGCCGCATTGATCTCGGCAAGCTGTTCGGTGTAAGTCGCCATTGCGCCACACTACGGCGCGCGTGATGGCCTCACGGGGTGGGTTGGGTGGCTTTTAGCGCACCAACCCCCGAGGGTAGCCGGGTTTGATGACGTCGCCCATGTGGCGCGGCACGCCGCCGTCGAGCATCAACTCGATTGCCGTCTTGACCGGGCCGGACAGGGTGGCGCTGTCGCTTTCCAGCTTCGAAATGTGCGATCCGCCGTGCTTTTCGGACAGCTTGAGGGCGCGGGCCATCTCGGCGCGCGTCAATTGGCGGCCTAGGCCCCAGGCACGGCCGAGGCGCTCGCGGGCGTTCTCAACGAATTTACCGTCAGTCATCTGTTCCATATACCCTAAATAATCGTCATCTTGAATAGGAATGAAGTCATATGTGTCTTCAATCCGAAGGTCAAGCGGAGACGCCGGAAGATCGCTGGCGGCGGCCGGCGGTGTTGATGACGGGTGGGCCAGGTGTGGGGTTCAGTGTCGCTGCGCGCTTGGTGACGGCAGCGTTGAGCTCGGCCAGTCGACGCTCGACGTTCACGGGAGATGAGACGCGGGCGGCGTATGCGTAGATGCGGCAGTCCCATGGCTCGTTACGGCCACCATCTGGGGTGTGCCATTCCTTGTAGGGCTTACCGAACTTGTATTTCGTGATGGCCTTCTCGATCGTCAGGCCAGCGAAGTATTTCTCGTCATGGGTCTCGCGCTTGGGAAAATGGCAATATCCAGGCCCACGCTCCGTCATCAACAGACGGCGCTGCATCGTGGTCTTGGCGTTGTCCAGTCCCAGCAGGAAGACTTCGGTCTTTTTCTCGACGTTTCTCGTGGCCTTCTTGGGCCAGATGGGCTTGCCGACGCTGTTGGCCGGCCCCTTGATGGCGAAGACTCGCCTGGCGAAGCGTGGGCGGCAGAAGTCGTAGACCTTGGACGACTCGAAGCCGGAGTCGACGCATGAGGTGTCGATCCGAAGCGTCACGCCGGTCGGGTGGACGAATTGCTGAAGCAAATAGTCGTCCAGCGCCTCCCAGAACGACGGGCTCGACGGGTCTCCGTAGTGGATTTTGTAGTCGAGCGACCACGACTCCTCGTTTTCGCCCCAGCCGACCAATTCCGCCTCCCAGCGATTTTGCTGGATGTCTACGCCGGCCGTGATGATGCCAACTCCGGCCGGAAGTGGGTCGTAGCCGTAGTCCTCGCGACGGCCGAACAGGGTTTCGGGGTCCGCGCGCTCGCCGCCGTCCTCCCACGTCTCGGCGAGACTCAAATTTGTCCACTTTTTGAGGCTCTCGACCGACTTCTTGGCCTCGACGAACTTCTTGACGATCTGCGACAGCGGCACGCGCTTGGAGGAAAGCTGGCTGGCGTGGAAGCTCGCGTGGCCCTTGAAGGGCTTCGAGGCGATCCACTCGCCGATCGCGATCGCATCCTGGCGCTGCGCCTCGGTCCAGGCCTGGCCGCAGCCGAATTCGCCGGTGCCGGGATCGTGCGCGTCCTCGCGGCAGAAGTATCGCGCTGTGGATGGGTCGTGGTCGCTGGCAGCGTCCTTGTCCCACTTCACGCCCTGCCAGGTGATGATCTGGCGGACGGTACAGTGCGGGCATGGGACGTAATAGCGGCGCTGATCGCCCTCCTCGAAGGACGCCTCGATCCGCGAGTGGCCCTTGATGGTGGGCGTCGAGACGAGAACGATCTTCCTGTTGGCGAAGGTGGACGTCCGCTCCTCGGCCAGGCCGACCGGGTCGCCTTCGCCCTTGGTTCCCGCGCCGCCGGCACTGGCCGGGAATCGGTCCACCTCATCGCAGAGCACGAAGCGAATGGGGCGCGAGGCTAGGCCAGCCGGGGCGTTTGCGCCAACCATGCTGATCCGGCCGCCAGGGAATGCCTTCTGAAGGATTTTGGCCGAGGTGTCGCGCGACTTGGAGGTGAAGAGCTTCCGCAGGACCGGCGTGTCGCGGATCATCGGCGACAGGCGCTCGGTGGAGAACATCTCCGCGCCCTCGACGGTCGGGTAGACGATCAGCATCGGGCCGGGTTCGCCGTGGGCGTAATAGCCGATGGCGTTGAGCACGAACTCGGTCTTGAGCACCTGTGCGGCGCACATGGCCGTGACCTTCTCGACGAGCGGGTTGGTCACGGAGTCCATGACGCCCTTGGCCATGGGCTCGTTCGACGTCTTCCACCGGCCAGGCATGGCAGCGGCCTCGGGCGACAGCACGCGGTATTTGTCCGCCCAATCCGACAGCGGCATCTTTGGCGGCGGGGCGTAGGCGCGGGCGAACGCGCCGCGCAGCGCCAGTTGCAGGGCGTTGATTTGCGGGTCGCGGATACGCTCTAGGACAGCGACGCGCTTGCGTTCACTCATCAGGCTCTACGAGTTCATCGTTCTCGAAGGGGTTGTCGCGGATTTCGGCGATGGCATCGGCGACGACTTCCTCGACCACGGCGACGACTTGCTCCTCGGCGGCCTTGTCGCCGCTGAAGAATGCCGAGACGCGGGTGCGGGTCTTGTTGCCGATCGCCAGGAGGCGCGTGCGGACCTTGACGTGCATCTCGGCCACGGCCGCCGCGACGTCGTCGATTTCGACGACCCGGCCGGAGGCCTTGGCGAGTTCAAGTTCGGCCTTGTCGGCGTTCGCCACCATCTTCCGGCGCTCGGCCTCGTCGTAGGACTCGGGCTGGTCGCCGTCGTCGAACGGGTTGGCCTGCGGGTTGGCGGGCCTGGCGCGTCGGAACTTGTTCTCGGCCCACCACGGGAGGACGTCACTGGTCTCGAAAACGAACGGCTTTCCCTTCCCGCCGCCCTCAATGTACGGCAAGCCATCGCCCATCCACGACGTGACGGTTGGCATGGAAATCCCGAGGATTTCGGCGAGTTCGGTCCTATTGACCCTCATCGTCGCCTTCGATCAGGTCCGAGACCTCGGAGTGGAGGTCCCAGAGGCCGCCGTCGTTGTCGATGACCACGTCGGGCTCGATCTCTTGGTTTTCGGAGGCGTGCTCCATGCGCTCGACGCCGGGGCGGTCGATGCGCCAGATTTGTCCGCCGGCAGCGCGGATCGCGGCGGCCTCGTTTTCGAACCTTACGTCCTCGACCACGATGTCATGGCCCTTGTAGAGGTGGACCTCGACTTCGCGCTCCCACAGGCCAACCCAGAAGTCGGGGTGGACCTCGTTGCGGAAGAACATGCCGAGGCCCTGCATCATCTCGCGGGGCGTCTTGCCGGTGCGGTCGTCGACCTCGCCCTTCAGAGCGCCGTGAGTCTGGCCACGGGTGAGGCCGCCAGCCAGGAGCATGGCCTTCAGGGGGTCGGCGAAGGCGGTGCGAATGAAGCCGTGCTCTGAGACCAGTGTGCCGGCCACTTCGCTCTTGCCGGAGCCTGCCAGTCCAGTGATGCCGATGATTGCCATGGTTGCTTTCTGCGCGCCTCTCTCTGCGTGCGGGCAATTTGGGCCGAAAACCCTTATTCCACAGGCGTTTCCAGTATCCCTGCACATCTCGGCATAGGCCGAATCTATCGGCGGTTCTAGGAAACAATTCCTATTTTGCAAATTTGGCTAGCGGAAGGTCGCCGTTT